AGGAAAGGAAACGCCACCTAAAACCCCAGGCACTGCGTCAAGCACGTGCAAGGCGTAGACAGTTGATAAAGTGTCTACTCAACGCTTCCAGACGCTCTGGGAGCGTTTATAATAGGTGCATACAAGAGAACATCTATGCACGCTAATCTAGAGGTCAAGGGAACTCTCGCCAAACTTCTGGCAACGGAGGACTTGGTAGTAGAGCATCGTAGAGTTGAGACAGCACAGTTTGACGTAGATCGTCGGGTTCTGACTCTTCCTCTTTGGGAAGCAAGTGATAATATTATTGATGTATTGGTAGCACATGAGGTAGGACATGCTCTTTATACCCCTAATATAGATCCTGATTGTAAGGCACCTCAACAGTTTCTAAACATCACAGAGGATGTAAGGGTAGAGAAGTTGATGAAGCGGAAGTATCTGGGTATTGGGAAGTCATTCTATCGTGGATATAAAGAACTCAATGAAATGGATTTCTTTGAGTTAAGAGATTTAGATACATATAATCTGGCAGATAAAATCAATCTTCATTTTAAGATTGGCCCATTCCTAGGAATCAAGTTCACCCAACAAGAACAGGAGATTGTCGATGTCATTGAAAAGTCTGAAACGTTTGAGGAAGCCATCGCAGCTGCAGAAACGTTATATAATTACTGCCGAGAGGAACAGAGAAAAGAAAATCAGCAAAGAGGAGAAGAATCCAGCACTCCAGAAGTTTCTGTCGATTCTAACGATAGCAGCAGTGACATCGATAGTGATAATAACTCTCCCGTTTCTGACTCTTCTAGCAGTGATGATGTGGAAGGTGGGAGCAGTAGTAGTCCTGATGATACTGGGAACGATGATTCTGATGTTAATGTAGAAACTCAAAAGAGTTTGGGTGGTAACTTACAAAAACTAGCTCAGAAGGATCAGTTTCATGAATATGTGTATATTGAAAAACCTCATATGATTCCTGATGAGATCATAGTTAGGAATGAAGAGATAAGCGAAGTATGTGAAGAGTTTTGGGATAGAATATATGCAGCACCTCTTAACAAGAGTTCATATTTGGATCATGCAGATGATGCTTTAGTACAATATAAGAAGGATGCTGAAAAGGAGGTTAACTACCTTGTTAAAGAATTTGAATGTAGAAAGTCTGCAGATGCTTACGCTCGTGCTGCTACTGCTAGGACTGGAGTATTGGACACAACGAAGCTCCATACTTACAAATACAACGAGGACCTTTTTAAAAAGGTAACTGTTCTACCTGATGGTAAGAATCATGGATTACTCTTCCTATTGGATTGGAGTGGTTCAATGCATAATATGCTGGCTTCCACTGTTAAGCAGTTATTGAACTTGGTATGGTTCTGTAAGAAAGTTCAAATCCCATTTAGGGTATATGGATTTACTAACTGTTATTATGCTGATGTGGATGATACATCATACTATCATCGTCGAAGTGAACAATCTCTTATAAAGGAACCTAAGAGAAATGAGATATGGATTGATGAAAGTTATCGTCTCTTAGAGTTCTTAACTAGTGAGGGAAATGCTAAAGACTTTGAACGTCAGTTAAGAACGTTCTGGCGTATGGCATATTCAATGAATAGGGATACACGTTGTTTTGATATTCCACAGAGATTCCAGTTGAGTGGTACACCATTAGATACTTCTTTAATAGTCTTGCATGAGATTATTCCTCAGTTTAAGAAGAAGTATGGATTAGAAAAGGTTCAGACCATTATATTAACCGATGGAGAATCTGAACCACTTGGATATGGACGTAAGACTGAGAATCCACGTACTCTTGATATAAAAATATTTAAGAGACAAGTAAGATCACGTCATGTTTATATTAGAGATCGTAAGTTGGGTACTACTTATAGGTTAGAGGAATGGATTAAAGGTACCGATGTATTGGTTAGATATCTTCAAGATACTTTTCCTGATGTTAATTTTATTGGTATTCGTTTGACTAGTAACGGTGATTTTAGTAAGATGTTGAGATGGTGGGGATTGCAGTATGATGAAAAGATACATGAAAGATGGAAGAGGGATAAGTCTGCTGCTATAGATCTTGGAAGTTATAGTAAGTTCTTTGCTATCTCTACTAAGGAGATGAATAATGATGTTGAGTTTGATCCACCGTTTATGGCATCTAAAGCACAGATTAAAAGTGCATTTAAGAAGTCATTGAACAAGTCGAAGTTCAATCGTAAGATTCTATCTGAGTTCGTGGAACTTGTGGCATAGACAGTTGACAAAGTGGCACACAGTCACCTGCGTCACCCTACCTTTCTGCTATACTAAACTCATCAAAGAAAAAAATTATGAACCACATTGATGCCCTCCGTGATCTCTTTGGAAAAGAGTTTGTTGCTGCTGATATACGTGGATATTGTGCTTCACATGATGTTACCTATCAAACAGTAACTAAGCATCTTGAACCATATAAAGTTGGTCGTGGTAAATGGAATCTTGAGATCACTCAGGATGTTGTTGAAAGTATTGAGAGTTCTTTAGAGAAAGTTTATTTGATACCAGAGAAGGATCCTAACTTTGTTCCTTTTGGAAACTTTAATACAGTTAAGAAGATTATTAAGTCGGGTTTATTTTATCCCACATTCATTACAGGACTCTCTGGTAATGGTAAGACATTAAGTGTTGAACAAGCATGCTCTCAACTAAATAAAGAGTTGATACGTGTTAACATTACCATTGAAACCGACGAAGATGACCTTATTGGTGGGTTCCGTCTTGTTGATGGTAACACTGTATGGCATAACGGTCCAGTTGTCGAGGCATTGGAAAGGGGAGCTGTCCTCCTTTTAGATGAAGTTGATTTAGCTTCCAATAAGATTCTATGTTTACAATCAATACTGGAAGGTAAAGGAGTATTTCTCAAGAAAATTGGTAAGTTTATTAAACCTTCTCCAGGGTTTAATATAATGGCTACTGCTAATACTAAGGGGAGAGGGAGTGATGATGGTCACTTCATTGGAACTAATGTGTTGAATGAAGCTTTCTTAGAAAGATTTTGTATAACCTTGGAGCAACAATATCCATCCAGTACTTATGAGTACAAGATGCTTCAAAGACATGCAGCAGCTGTGGGTGTAAAGGATGATGAGTTTTGTAAACATCTATGTAATTGGGCAGATATTATTAGAAAGACATTTTATGATGGAGGTATTGAAGAAGTTATTTCTACTCGTAGGTTGGTTCACATCATTAGAGCTCTTGCTATCTGGAGAGATAAGGCAAAAGCAATTAAAGTCTGTATCAACAGATTTGATGATGAAACCATTAGTTCTTTCCTTGAACTTTATGATAAAGTAGACGCTACTTTTCAACTTCCGGTTGACCAAGAGGAGGTAGGATGATATAATGGTAAATGCTTGGAGTTTAGCTTATGATGTACTTAATGGAACACTTGAGGAGGAGTATCCAATTATGAGTGAGAAAGACAAATCTTATTATGAGTATGATAGGAATGATCCAACGAGAAAAGATCCCTTTCCTAAAAATGAGAGTTATGATGATTTTGAAAATCCTCTTCCTGAACAATCTGTGAATTTTACTTCTAGTAAGGTAACTGAGGCTAAGTCACAGAAAGAGTGGCAAGACTTTTGGAAGGATGATGGTATCAGTTTAACTGGAAATCCTGGACCTTATGATTATTATGGGGCTGGAGGAGCATTTAGTTATGCTGGTACTCCCATTAGTAATAATAGTCCTGATACTATTAGTATTACTGGTTCTAGACTTAAGGGTGGGATGGGTAATGATCATATTACATTTAATCCTCCATCAGTCCAACCTGATACTAGGAGGATGTTTGTGGATGATACTTATGCTTATCACTTTCCACCAACTGAATCTAAACCATCAGTTAATTTTACTGATGAGTCTAATAGAAAGTATAAAGAAGATGAATCTATCAAAGATCTTAAAGACTATGTGGCCTCTACGTATAGTGGACACTATACTTCCAAGAACAACAACGTCCAGACGCTTGATCTTATCCAATCAGTTGGTGATGCGGAATCTTTCTGCCGTTCTAATGCAATCAAGTATTTGAGTAGGTATGATAAGAAAGGACAAGCAAAGCGTGACATATTGAAGGCAATGCACTATTGTCTACTTCTCTACTATTTCAGTGGAAACCAAACAAACGATGAAACTCCGACCCGTGGTTATGAAACTTTCTGAGACAACAGTAAATCTTTTAAAAAATTTCTCAACTATTAACCAATCTATTCTTTTTAAGGGTGGTAATAAGTTGAGGACTATTTCTGTCATGAAGAATATCTTGGCAGAAGCAACTATTACGGAAGAAATTCCGAAGGACTTTGGAGTCTATGATTTGAATCAATTCCTTCAAGGACATTCTCTACACCAGAGTCCTGAATTGGACTTTACCAGTGATGAGTATGTGGTTATTCGAGAAGGCAAGATGCGATCTAAGTATTTCTTTGCTGATCCTTCTGTTATTGTTTCACCTCCAGATAAGGAGATTTCTCTTCCTAGCGAGGATGTTTCCTTTGTCATCACTAGTCAGCAGTTAGAGAAGTTAAAGAAAGCTGCTTCTGTTTATCAGTTACCTGATATCTCTGTTATGGGTGGTGATGGTGTAATTAAATTGGTAGCTAGAGATAAGAAGAATGATACTTCTAATGATTTCTCTATTGTAGTTGGTGAGACTGACAATACTTTTGAATTCAATTTTAAGGAAGAGAATCTGAAGATTATTCCTGGTACATATGATGTGGTGGTATCCTCAAAACTTTTATCCCGATTCACCAATCAGAATTATGATGTGATATACTACATAGCATTAGAACCTGATTCTACTTTTGGATAAATGAACCCACTCGATTCTTTTTATAAGACTATTATGAATCTCTTTATTGATGAAAAATTCAATAAAGAGCAGGATAAGTTGGAGACTTGTCTTTTAGATGATGATCCAGTGGATTGTCTTACTTTTGATCTAGAAGACAAGGGGTTTGTTTATAATGATATTACAGATTGGTGGGAGAGAACTTGGTCTGTAAAGACTAAGAC